AATAACTTGTTGTTTGCACGAGTACCAGGAATCACAACCGTCTTTGTCCACTCACTTGACCTTGTTTCAGGTGACTTGATGTCAGCAATTGACTTGGAGATGAGAATGTCAAAGTTGTCCGATAGGTCAACTGGTGAGTTATTGACTAATAACCTGATCATAGTCGTTGTGATTTGTCAGCGAATGACAAGGTAACATCAAGTTCAAGGTTGAACAACTTGTCCTGCACACCTTTCTTTTGCTCATAGGTTGCATTGTCAATGTTGACTGCATACAAAGTGCCGTCATACAAATAGACCACCGGTGACTCAATTAGATCACGCAACCAAACGCTTTCGGTGTCATCAATCCAGTTTGATGTGAGTTTGACTTTCTGACTTGCAGTTGTATGATAGTTTGAACGAGTGCGAACACTTGTGGCATAACCGTATGTCGCACCGAGTGAGTATGGATTGGATTGGAATTGCTTTCGTGCAACCTCAAATGTATCTCGTCTAACCATATTGAAACGGAAGGAATCAAATCCACCGAGTCGGTTCATAAAGAAGATATCCGTTGTTTCGTATTTACTGCACTCGTCTTTGATGTTGATGCGATAGGTTTCCGATTTTTCAGTTCCACCAAGTTTCAAGACCACATCAAAGTAAGTCGCTGCACCTGGTATTGTCAATTGGCTACCAACAGGAATCCTCACAACCTTTGAAGATGGCAAAGAGAATGTTTGTGTGGAAGCATCGGAGTAAGTAATCAAAACGCTTGTGGCATCTCCCTTCAAACAATAGAGCCAATCCTTCTGAGTGCGATGGATTGACCTCGTTCTGACATTTGTCAAGAACTTTGCTGATGATGATGTGGCAAGATATTGAGCTTGTGCGTAAGTGACCAAATCAAAAGGATTCAAGGCAGCATTCCAAACAGTTCCAGTTGCGGAAGTCAAGTCAAGATACTCCGTGATTGTTCCCGTTGCTGATGGTGAATACTCATACCCGAACTCCACCTCGTAATCCGAGAAGGAATCCACGCAACCGCTTGGAGATGTATCCGTGAACGACCAGTTGTTGCTGACATAACTTTCCATTATGCGACCAATGTTGAACACCCCCTTGTTTGTACTTCCAAAGTAGATGGGTGCTTTTAGTTTAGCAACGGATGTCGCTGCGACTTTGACATTTGCAATAAACTTGAAATTGTCTTTCGTGTAGATACCACCTGAAGATTCAGTGATCACGAAGTTCGTGTCGTTGAATGCTGGATGATATGAATCGGGTTGTTGGGTGATTGATAGAGCCACGCTAAAAAATAGCCGATTGCCTCATTCGTTTCAAATCAGCTCATTCAAACAAGCAACGATGTAGGGATTGAATCCTTTCCCGGCAGCATCCTCCAAACGCTTCTGCCGTTCTTTGGTCTTGGCTTTGTAGAATGCCATCGCATTCAAGAACTCAATCAACGGCATCTGAAGTATGAAATCCCACTTGGTGCGATCACCTTTGACAATCTTGTCAACTATCTCAAGCCAAACTATTGGGCTTTGGTCAACTGCTCTTTCATCTCCTTCATCTGATCCGTCAAAGAGGAGAGGATATTTTTCAATAATTCGGGATAAACTTCCAAAAAAAAAAGAGCATAGGTGTACGGAAGTGGAACAGGCAAGTGCATCATCAACGCACATTTATCCTCATAGTGTGCTTGAGCATCAACGACCTTCTTGTTCCTTCCAAAGAAATCCACCTCAACGGAAAGCAACGCAACAATCTTATTGAGCGATTCAATCACATCACCGTTGAATACTTGCTGGAGTTCGATGAAGTGGTGACCACACATCTCGTTTGGTGTTTTGGCTAATCGGAAATAACGACCACGCAGTTTGAACATAAATTGAATGGGTGCTTTTGGTAGATCATTCAAGAACGACAACTTTGAAAACTCCGTTGTGAGCTTGTCCAATGTCATTGACTCTACCTCATCCATTGAAAGATTCAAAGCAATGGCAAGGATGTTCATCTGCCTCTCAAGGTCAGACATATCACGACAAGAGTGAATCTCTTGCAGTTGGTGGATGGTTATGTTTTTCCAATTCATAGTTATGCAAAATAAAATGTTCCTGGTCTATTATGAGCTTTGCAATCAACGGCAAGTGCAAGAGCCATCACGCAGTCATCGTGTAGACCGGGCGGTGCAGTATAACGCACACCCGTTCTTGTATATTCAAATTCAAAGTTCTCCATCTCCGAGCCAATCGGTTCTTCAGGGAAAAAGACATCGGTTTGTTGCACCGACATCACCAACCCTTCAATCAACTGTTGTTTGCTTTGGCTTGTGAACTTGAATCCCTTGACCCTTTGACAAAGTCGCTGGAGTTGTTCAACGATAGGATCTCCAACTCCGGTTGAATCCACAAACGATGGTGTGTTGCCAATCAGTTTTACAATCCTCGCTTGAGTGACTGACCAATCCGCTTGGAATCGTTCGCAGAAACACACACAGTTGTTTGCATCCAGTCCAATAATAACCGTATAGTCCGAATACTTTGCCAAATCAACTCCCCAAGCAACGACCGGCATTGATGAAATTGGTCGGTAACATTTGCGGATTGCATCCAAGCCAAACGGATTTGATTTGTCATCGGCTGGTTCTGCAAGGTAGAGTTCACGGAATACATAATCAGGTAAATCTCGCTTTGCTTGTTCAATCTCTTTCTCCGATATGATGCCTTCCCTTGCAGCATCGTATGCCGTTATTTTGAAATACTTGTATTCCGCTTCTCCTTGCCTTGCTCGTTCACCTAATTTGTAGAACCAGTTCTTTTTGCCTTTGACATTCCCAATCAACTTGCACTTGCCTTGTGTTGCAGTCAAAGTTGAACGCAGTGCGTACCACGATTCCTCACGCATCCTTGATGCCTCATCAATCACCGCAGCATAGACATCATCTCCATAAAGGTTGTCGGGTTTCTCACCTGACTTGAATTCAATCCGTGATCCCGTTGGTAAGGTCAACAATAGTTTGGTTTCGTTGCTGATGAAGAAGTTCTTGTCCGTGACTTGGTTCTTCATCCTTCGGAATGCAATCTCCGCTTGTTGGTATACTGGAGCAACCCACCACACCGACTGCCCATCCTTGCATTGGAGTGCTTGTTCAAAGAGCCAAATGATATGGGATGCCGTCTTGCCGGTCTTGGTAGATGCAGCCGTAATAGTGAAACGGGCATCGCAGTCAAGGATGTCTTTTTGGTAGTTGGTTAGATATGGTCGGGTGTAGTTTATTTGCATAAGCTTTGATACACCGACATTCTCGTCAAGTTGTGGAGTGCAAGGTTGTGATACTTGTTGCAGTAGTCGTAGTTGCTTTGACCCATTGACTGACGAACTCCGTGACCGGCATCAATCAGTTTCTGAATGCCTGATCTCCATTGATTGCGTGGAAGAAATAGCACCCCATCGTTTGCGGTGTGATAGAGGTACGGCAAGACGGCAGAACAAATGATTGGTTTTTTGTATGCACTCGCTTCCAGTATCTTCAGCTCAGATTTGCAGTTGTTGAACTTGGTATTTTGCAAGGGTGCGACCACGATGTCAAAGTGCTTGTACACCTCACCATATTCAAACACGGTTGTGCCTTCCACAATCTTAGCATCGGGCATACTCTTAGCAATCCGATTCCAAATCTCGCCTGGTGTATAACCGCAGATGTAGAACTCAATGTCCATTCCTTTGATCTCCTCAGCAATGAGCTTCAAGTCCTCCTCGTGTGTAACTCCACCCACCCATCCGACTTTGATTTTGTCGGTTCTTGGTTGTGGTTGGGCTTCCCATTGTTTGTGGGTTAGATCTAAGCAGTTGGAAACAACAGTCACATTCTCGTTGATTTGCCGAATCTCTTTGGCAAGTGCTGGAGTTGTGGTGATCACCGCATCAGCGTAATTGATGGCATCCTTTACGCCTTGCTTGATTCCTTTGCGATAGTTCCAATATGCCGGGTTGTATTTTGGTAGCACCCAATAATCGTCAATGTCCACGACATAGGGAGTGCCTGAATCAGCAATCTTCTTCAACACATCATAATGCTTTGCACCAAGCCATCGTGAGAAGATAATCACATCAAATTGGGTGTAATCAAGTGTGAGCCATTCCTCTTGTGATTGGCAAACGCTGACATCCGCTTGTCCGTCAATTTGCATCCGAAGATGTGGCGTGAATAAGCGGTGGTAAACTACACCATTCATTCCGTCAGTTAATATCAGTAATTTCATAGAGTTTTAAGTAGGTGATTGAACGCTTGATTGGTGACATAGTCAAAGCCATTGTTGATGGGGATGACATTCGGTGTGTGAACGCATATCTCAAGCAATCGTTTTACCTTCATTTGCTCTGCGATTGCGTATGTGCTTGACTGATTGCCGATGAATGCCTTGCAACTGCCGACAATAGTTGCCAACATCAAAGCATCTTGGCATTTGACAAGTTCACAATCTAACTGCCATCTATCCGTGAATGCATTGTACTCATCTTCATAGCCAAAGAAAACGCACTTGTGTTCTTTGAGTGGGAAATAGTTGATGTCGTAGTTGCGGTAACGAGATGAGAAGTTCAAAAGTATCTTGTCCGCAAAGTATGGGATAGGTTCATTTGCTTCAATGCAAGGTTCGTGAAGGTCGGTCATTAATTCGGGGTACACAAGAAAGTGATTCCGCCTCAAATCACCAGCAGCGAGATTCAACCCGTGACGCCTGAACTTATCAAAGTCATAATCAATGTCGGGGTGTGAGTGCATCTGAACGCTTTTAATGTACGATTGATGCTCAAGCAAAGGTTTGATGTATTCGTATGATTTTAAGTTCATACAGTATCCTCCGCTTGGATGACCGGAAACAGTATTCTGCTCACGGAATCCGATGTGAAAATCTACCGCACCGTGCAACTCCGCAACTCGCTTGGTTGCCGTAAGTGAATAGATCAAATCACCGAGATGCCCCGACTGGATTACTTTCATTCGTTTGGTAATAAAGGGATAGGCATCCAATACGACATCTCCACAAAGTTTCCCGTGAATTCATCAATCCAATAACCGTCAATGTAACGGGCGAGGTGTTTAATCTCTTGGGTATCACTCACCACACAAAGTCGTTCATCTTCAGGTGGTAGGATGTTCTCATCTCTCCAGTTTGCTCTCATCTAAATTTAGTGTTATTGTGAAGTTCTTTGATTCAATAGTTTGGTCAATCGTTTCTTTTGGTTTGCCTTGTGATCGTGTGAGCAACATCTCCAAGTTGAACAGGGAGTTTTTGTCGTGCGACTTAACCAAAGCACCTGCGATGATTCTCTCAAGGATTGTGAACTCTTCACCCTTGTCAATCTTCTCAAGATCTTTGCGTGACATCGTGAGCATTGTGTTGACGGTGTCCTCAACTTGGCTTTTTTGGTATCCAATTTCCTTGAGTTGTGTGATCAACTTCTTGGGTCTGCCGTGCGGATTTAGGACTTCACCTTTCTCAGGTCTTGTCAAACTTCCTCCGTGTGCTTGTGGTTCTTGTGTTGCCATTGTCACCGAATTAACTCCGAATTAATTTGCTTGTATGCCAAAGATTATTTTCAATTGCGTGACGCACATTTTCTTTTGGAGTTGCCCATTCAAGATTGCAAATGCGGTTGTCAGTTTTGATTCCATTGATGTGGTTGATTTGTGCTTTGTTCAATGGGTTAGGAATCCATTCTTCTGCAATCAATCTATGGTGCATTTTGAAATGGCGTTTACCATCTAAATACAAACAAATTTGAATGTATCCTTTGGTATCGGTTTGACCTTCAATTTTGCGAAGTCCTTTTTTATTAAGTCGATAAATGTCACCATTGACATCCATTGCATATTGCGGAAAGTGTTTGAATTGTATCATATTATTTTGCCATTGACAATCTTTGTTCGTGAATGGTTTTTAACCACTCCTTGTGTTGTTTTTTATCACCATACTTCAAGTGATCCTCACGACATAACGCCATCAAGTTTTCAATGTTGTCTGCCTCTTTGCTCCCTCCGATTCCTCTCGCTTCAATGTGATGGATGTCAATGGCAGTTTTGCCACACACCTCGCAAGGGATGAAGTCACTAATGTCATATCCGAAATGGTTTAGGTACATTTTGGTGTGGGGTTTCATTTGTTACCTCCGAATGTTTCGTTGTAGTAATCATCAAAATCTACATAAGCACGAACAATGTTACCACCTCTCGCATTTAACTTATCCATAGAATTATCCCAAGTTGTAGCGTGTTGCTCCTTCTCCATTTCTTTGGCTTGTTGCTGAATCATTTGCCACGAATCAGCAGTCAAATCTGCGAATGTATAATGCTCAATTAACCACTCCACTGCCGTTTGTTGTTTATCGTTGCTCATTTACTACCTCCTTGTATTTTATCACGCATCCATTTTGCACCTCTTTGAAATTCTTCAGCAGGTGATAAATCATCATTATTTTCTTCTAATGATGCGTCCTCTATTTCCTCATCACTTGGTAGTTGGATGTTTTGTCTACCTATTTTAATTATGCAATCCATACATACATTGTGAGTAGATTTTGACTCATCACAATTTATACATAACGAATCACTTGGTAGTTCAGTGGGCAAATGATTTTTAATCTCTTCTTCCACATCAGTTTCCCTTCTTGCAATACCATCAAATTTGCCAAGTTGATAAAACAATTTCAGATGTTCTTCTGTGTATAGTTTCATTGCAGTTTGTTGTTTATTGCTCATTCTTTCTTCTCCTCTTTGGTTTCTGCTCATCATCGGCAAGTTGTGCCAACTCAATTGCTTTTTGGTCTGCCCATATCAAAAGTGAGAACACCGACTCAATGACACAGGTGGAACAGTTGGGAACATTGCGACCAAATATCTCACGATGTACATTCTGAAGTTGTGCTGATTGCTCAGGGGTTAATTGGAACACAAGTGTCTTTTTGTAGATCTCGTATGCCGGGCGAAGTGACTGGATGAATTCTATCATATTTTTGTTTCAAGGAGTGCAACGATTACGGTTGCGATGGATGCGTATAAGATACCCACAAATCCGTAGGTGTATATAAAAAAAGACAATCCCAACCACCACGATAAGCAGAAAGCACAATCAAGTGGTTTCATTCGTTTCCATTTGGAATAGTCGCTTCCGTAGAGATAGCGTTTCAGTAGGTCGGCTGGTTTGCCAAAGTTTACGATGATGATGCTTAGACAAGCAATTCCAATTATTTCGTTGTACATCTTTCTTTCATTAGTTTAATTACTCTTAGCACTTCACGAACTGATATATCGGTTTGGCGGTGGATGGCTCTCGCTGACATTCCGCTGCACCAAAGTTTGAATAGTTCTCTTTCATAGAAGTATGCCGTTTCCGTAACTTGGTTTATTTTGTTAATTCGGTTTGATTCAATTTGTTCTTCTTGCTCTCTCTCAAATAGTAGGTCGGGTTCTTCGGGGAAGTCCAGCTCATAGACATCATACTGATCGTATATGCGAGATTCTGCGAAGGGATGCCTGTTGCCGTTGATACAAAGGTACAAAGTGCGGATTGCCCAAAACTGGAGATATCCTTCTCGGTGCAACTTCTCAACATAGTCATCAGGTTTCTCAAGGATGGTTAAAAAAAAATACTGGTACAGTTCGTTGGCAAGTTCGTTGTTCTTAGCGATGTTCTTCGTTGCTTTCCTCAGCCAATCGGCTTTGGATAACTCCAATATGATATCCGCTTTTGTCAACTTTTCTTTTCAATAATGCAAATATAACCATCTTTTTCGTATTTTTTCTTGATGCGAAGTGCTTCTTCCTCAGATTGGACTATACTGATTGACGAGCTTAGACCTTTCGTGGAGGTGCAGACCCAATAAGGATATAGCCTCAACATAGAATTGATTGATTGATTTGTCATAGGTGATCAGATCTTCATAGGTTTGAACGGAATGGATGATGGTTGAGTGATCACGGTGCAGTACCTGACCGATGGAAAGGTAGGTCATCCGCAAATG